ACTATATCATATCATAACAATATACTATTTACAATATGCCCGTCCAGTATCGCCCTGATCATTTCTGCCTTGAATAAGATCCCCTTGCTGTTCATGGTGTGTCCTCCCCAGTCCCTTTGCACGTTGGGCACTTTTTTGTCTGTATTCTTTCCTGTTTAGTTGCAAAGTCCGTATAAGTCCACACAATGTTTCCGGTTCCGTTGCAAGTGTGGCAAGGCTTCTTGCTTGCCAATCGCTCCATGCCCATAAGCTGAAAATCAAATGCATGATCTCGCTCGTAGTCGATCCAATCCGGTAATTCAATGTCAAGCGTTTTCACATCCTGAAATGCCGTTTCGCCAAGTATGCCTGTTCTGGCAAATATCAGTCTTGCTTTCATACTTCCTCCCCATACCTCATCTTGTCGATGTCCGTCAGCATCATGTCACCTCGCCCCACTGTCGAGCCATTCCGGCAACGGGGTGCCTGTTAATTTTGAAAGCGCGACCATGCGGCCAATGTCGTCTTGGCACTCGTCGGTGTCGGAGCATTCGGCCTTGTTGGTTGATTTTTCAAACCATACCTTGTCGCCCTTGTTGACTAGTTTGCGCACTCCGGTCTTTTGTCCGTGTCGAAAGAAGCAGATCGCCTCGTTGTTCTCGGCTGTCATTAATCGATACACGATCTCCCTCGCTTCCTCAATTTGCTCGGCCGTGTATGTGCGCTTGACTGGCAATATCTGGCCGCACGAGGGGCAGACTGGCGGATGCGGCTCGTTGCTCATCGTGACAGGCGCGAGGACGACGTATTGTTCAAGGCGAATACAACCGTCACCGAATTCAATGTCAATCCATCCGGTAGTTGGAGTTATCTCGTAAACATACTTTACCTTGCCGACTGTTCCGACTGGATTGCCGTGACCATCGCCATCAACAATCAGCACAAGCTCGCCAACCCGTGCCCTGCGCTGCACTTTGCGGTACTGCTTGCCGTCGTGCGTGATCGTGTCCATGTCCTCTACCACCTTTCCCTGGATCATGTCGCTGAACCAATAGCCAATGTAACCATTAGCAGCATCTTCAACCATTCTGTAATCTTTGGTACCCTTGATTTGCTCTTTAATCGTCATGACTTTTCTGGCCCATATGCCCTTGCTTTTTGTAATATCTCCCTCGATTTTCTTCAGCGTTTCCAGATCCACGATGCGCACGACGTCGCCTACTGTGTACTTGTCCTGTTTGATAATCATGTGTTGCTCCTTTCGGTTGGTTCATCTTGCTCACACTGTTTTTGTGCCATTCTAGAGTTCATTTCTGATTCAGCGGCTTGTTTTGTCGGGAAAATACTGTTCCCATCATATTCCATTCCACTTTCTTTTGTACTCACATATGCGTGCCACTCACCTCTGTTTATTTTTTCAGAATGAATAGTTATATGACTAACAACACCACGACTCACACGCCCATAACGAGGATTTAAACACCATACAACCCAAACCTGCTTATCTAAGAGTGAAATTGCCTTTGTCAACGTAATCATCCTTTCCCTCCAATTGCTCAAAATATCAGTTTTGCCTAATCCAGTTCTTCCCTGCAATTCAAACAATAATTCTGCCAGACATCACCGATTTTAACCGATCTCCAGCCTTCCTCTTTCATGATTGCCCTTGCATCTTCAAAGTCCTCGGCTTCAAACGCTTCGTCGCAATTATCGCAAGTAACCAGTTTCTTGCCGCCATAAATATTCTCGATCATTTCCTTGCGCTCCAATCAATGTTAATCAAGCGACGTATTTTTCTTCCGATGGCATCAATAACAACAGATGAATCTTCCTCTGCAATTCTTTCACAGTCTGAGGCAACCTCGGCCATGTTTTCCCTTAGTCTTTTATTGTCGGCTTTTAGTTTCTCAATCGCATCAATTAGCGCATTATATGTTTCTTCATCGTTCTTCATTCGCTCACCTCCACATCTTCTGGATATTCCAATTCCTGACCGCAAAATGGACACGGATTCATATTATATGTTGGCGCTTTTTTGCAAGCAGGACATTGCGGCAATAGATATTTGATAATAGTTTCTCCATCAATCGCTACCTGATAATCATTAATGTATTCTATTTTCATACCAACCTCCTATATATCGAACGGCAGCGTATTCGGTTCTTCAGGCAACGGCGGCGCCATTCCCTCTTTCAGTTTCTTGATCGCAGGAATATCCACGCCATTTTTAATTGCTTCATAGCTGCGAACAAATACGCATTTCGTTGCCAATTTGACAGTTCCGTCTGAAGCAACAAATTCTTCCTGGCCAAATACTCCACCAATCTTCTTGCCTGTCAGTGTTTTTTCTTCCCAGTTCCAGATATATCCAGGATTCGATTTTTCCACGCAGGAAATCATACCCTTGAAAAAACCCTTGGTTTTGTTGTCCTTGTCCGATCCGTCATCTTTTGGCACACCCTGGCGATAGGTACAAGGCCATTTTGCATCAGGATTCTGCTGCTTTTTCCGATTGTATTGCCGTGTGAAAAATCCTTTATTATCTCCGTCGGCAATATCCAAAAACAGAACTAGCATTTCACCCCAGTCGTATGTTTCCATTTTAACGCCCTTAATTTCGCAATAGTGCCCTCCAAGCGGTAAAACTTCAAAATCGCCGTCATAAGCCTGTGTCGTTTCGTATCCGCCGAATTTTTTCATATCAATACTCCTTCAGTGCTTCAAGCACTTTTACAATATCATTTTCAATCTCAAAATCTGCAAATGCGCCCATCGGTGACTTGGCTGTAGAATTCCTGGCCTGTGTTTCAAAAATGAAATTGCCATTGTTGGCCTTGCAAATCAAGACCGTGGTAAACTTGGATTCAAGAACGATTTTGTCAAGCTTTCTGCCAGATGTCTTTATCCTGGTAAACGAATAACCAGAATCGTCACGCTCTGTCTGCGTGTGTGCCGTGAATATAATGGTCAGATCTTCGCGCAAGTTATGTGCTTCGCTTACCAATCCCCAAACCGCCGTAGCAAGATCCATCCATTTATCATAGCCTTTTTCCTTAGCTCTGGCAAATTCATCATCTATCATGATAGCATTGATCGTATCTATCACAACAACTTTATATTTCAGGTTTTTGTCAACCTTTGCAAGAATTGAACCGATAGCAATGGCATTCGATGTCTGAACATAGTTCACGTTTTTCTGGCTATACTGATCCTTCCAGCCCTTCCATGACAAGCCTTTGCGATCACAGTCAATATAGAACGTTGTTGCAGGATCAAGATTTCTCATTGCCGTGGTTTTTCCGGATCCGGATTCACCGGCTATACAGATTACCTTTGCCATTTTAGACCTCCTTATCGTCTACTATTTTAACCTCTGCCTTAACATAGCTGTCAACATATTCCGATGCTCTAAATTTATAACCATCTCTTTCAGCATCATGTGCCAGCGCAACCGCTTCGGCATATGTGCCAAAAACCCTGACTTCATACTCGCGTGTTTTTGTTACCAAAACCAGCCAATACTGTTCTGTTTCATCTTCTGGCTGCAACAAACGATCATAAGCCAATGCCGCCGAATTCCTGTCAGATGCTATTTCTGAATCGTAGCTCATGATTGTTCCTCCCTCCACGAAATCTCGCCAATAATATCTTCCAATCGGCAATGCAATGCGCTCGCCATAGCCAGCGCGTTCTTGTTGGTCATTCCGCAACCGCTTTCCCAGTTGGAAATGCGCCCCGGGCTTGTTCCGACGATTTCCGCAAGCTGAACCTGCGTTAATGATAACGATTCGCGACGTTCCTTCAGTGTCATTTTAACCCTCCTTCCTGTGTTGATGCTGGCGATAATGTGCGATAATGTTTCAGTTGCGTGATCGCATCGATAATTGCATCGATCTCGGATTGGTCTAAGTCATAGTAATCTTCCGCAATTATCTTTTCCAGCGCTTCAATCGTCTCCATTTTAAGTCTCCTTCCCAAAAACAATTGCAGATACTTCTTCACCACGAAAACAAACAATTCGACCATCTACAAATCTAAGTTTATATAAATTTGTTGACTTGATCCCAAAATAATCGTTCAATTCTTCATCGAATAATCCAGATAGAGTCAACCCGGTTTTAAAATAAATATCAACCTTAATCACCTTAACCCTCCTTCCTCAATTATCCAAACTTCTCTCTGTCTTTTTCCCCAGCTTAAACACGTTTCACGATCTAAAAAATACACATCAACCACCTTTCCCCTGAACCCTCCGCAGTCTTCCGCTATGCGCTCGCCAATTCCGTCAATATATATTCGCGTACCATATGGAATAACTTTAGGATCAACTGCAACCGTTCGGCCAGCCTTGCACGTTACCCCTGTAGCCGTCAGCAAGCCGTTGCCGCCCTGACAGTATGCAACCACGGTAAACATTCCAAGCGACTTCCTAACAGGCGCAGGGATTGGCGTAGGCGTAGCAATCAATTCTGTCGGTGGTCGCTCCAAAATTTCCGAACGACTTCTCGAGAATGGATCAGCAAGCTTCGGTATTGTTTCGTCAGGTATTTCCGTAATTCCTGGCCAGGATTCAACCGCTTCGCTGATCTTGGTAAGTTCAGACTGCATGATATCCAATTCGCTCTGCATGGCCGCTTGGCGCGCCAGGATCGCTTCTGCCGATGGTTTGAAATTGTATGCCGTGTGTATAATGCCAGCGATCAGGCAGGTCAGCAGGAACGCTGCAACCAGTAGAATAAGCCAACCCTCTGGCTTGTACTTGCTCATGTTCCGACTGTTCTCGATTGTATGAATTCGATAACTGCTTTTCACGTGGCACTCCCTTCAGGCCAGATCCGACCATTATAACTTATTTTTGCAATCTGTCTTGGTCCTTCAAAAACAAGTCCATTCTGAGAATAATTACTGTACCAGTCCGTGCTGCCCATAAACCGCTGATCAATTGTCTGCCTGATAATCTTGCTTGCTTCATCCAGATCAGAAACGACAATCCATTTACCGCAATTTCGAACGCGCATGATATTAACCTCCGATTATCATGCTGTAGCTTTTACCGGTTTTCCTGATGCTGTAAACTGTTTCTCCCATGTGCAAGGTGTAGGTTTTCGTGCCGATGTAATCAAGTCTTGCTTCAACTATTGTTTTTGCGAGTCGATCTTTCAGATTCAATTCTTTCAGGATTTCTTGCTTTGTCATCTCTTTGTCCTCCTTTTAAATCGCGCTTACGTAGTACATTTGATGTGCTTTGTCGAACCGGACCGTGCCGCCGGTTTTCTTGGCTTCGTTCATGGCTTCCGCGTATCTTCTATAGTACCTCATCTTGTTTATCCTCCCCTTATTTACTACCTTCATTATATATCTAAGTTGGTAAGTTTGCAATACAAAAATAACAAATATTATAAATATATTTTTTACTGAAATATTTTAATAAACGCCTTGCCTGTTTCGGTGATCTGGTTTATCTCTGCTGATAAATTGGCATTGTCCTGAGTCAATCCGGCAACCCTGATTTCCGATTGCTTCAGCGCAGAATCAGAAACCGTCAGCAATTGTTTTGAGGCGGTCAGATCGTTCTGCAGCTGTGCGGACTTAAGCTTCTCGGCATCCAGTTGAGCTTGCGATATGCCAGACGGAATATTCATCAGAACATTAGCCATATGTCCATAGGTAATCGCATCGACAATGCCGTCTTGAGGTAGACCGACCGATATCTTGAATTTATTCGTCCATGTCTCTGTTTCTCCGCCAAAATCAGAATCAGCGCCCCAGACCGACAAAGCAGCAGGATTCCATTTCAACAGCGCTTTTTGCCAGTAGGTTACTGCAAGGCCTTTGTCACCTTTTTGTAGCATCGTTTCCACCTCCAAATAGTCTATGCCGTAGCATTTTAGCCAGTAAGTCCAACCACCAAGGGTCTGGTCGCGTTTTCTGGCCGGATCTCCAGTTGACCAGATATCGACCACCTCTCCGTTGCCTATACCTACCCCGAAATGCCCGTCTTTCCAGTAGCCGTAACCGGCATTGTCCTTCATATTTGCGTCTATAGATCCGTAGTCTTTGCCTAACGTTCCAGATGACTTTACTCGGTTCATTTCAATGTTTGCCGACGTATCAAGAGTTGGATCAAAGTCAATCTCTGCCGTTGTCCCGTCATCCATACGAAAACCGTCAACTATTCCATGACAATCATAAAGCCTAGGGTTTTCACCGGCTTTGTATCTGGTGGTCAACTTCTTGAACAGCGATGGATTTTTGACAGAGTAATAATAGCTCTTTGCCAATGTGGCATATTGCGTTTGCAATCTCTGACCATAACAGCCCATAGCATAGATCCATTTACTGTCATAAACCCATATCGCCCACGCGGATAACTGTTTGCGCGTTTTCGCCATAGATTAAAACCCCGTCTTATTAGTTGGGTTATTCAGAACGCCAAAAAGTACCAATAGTCCCAATAATGATTCAACAACCGTCAGAGCAATGGTCTTTTCCACGCCGATTAAGGCCCAAAGGCTAACAGAATCAGCAATAATAACCAACTGCGCCAAAACGGCCGCCCACAAAACGTAAGATTTCCAACGTGACTGTTCCATAAAATATACCCCTTTCTATCTATGAGCTTGTTTGTTTAAAAACTGGCTTATTTTATCAATTCCTTCTTTTACTGGGCCGTTACAACCATGCTGCGCGAGGCCAAGCAAACACGCCAATAAACCATCCATTATAATTGAACGCTCTTCCTTGCTTATCGATGTATCCTTGCCTATCTGTTCAATTTTTAAATACAGATTAACGAAAAACCATAAAAAACCGCCGATAACCAAAAGCGCTCCAATAACTTGCCCTGCAATCAACAAATGATCATACCACATTTTCTGCTATCCCCCATCTGTCATTTATCCAGTAATATCTGCTTCAATAATTCCTGATCCTTTAAATCTAATATTCCATCATGATTAATGTCTGCTACTATCATCTGAAATATATTCAATTTCCCGGCTCGCATAATAACCAGATCGGTCAGTGTGCGCTTCCCGGAAAAGTTAACATCCCCAGGCGGCCAATAGCGGATGACCAGTATGAACACGATTATAATTATTAATAATACAATTAATGTTTTCATGTTGTCACCACGTTTCCACCGGCACCCCATTCTTTGAAAAGACAATTGATGTTGGAGTCATTTCAATTGACGTATTATTTGAAGTACCACTATCTGAAGTTATTACAATCCCACCGCTCCCGTCTCCTCCGGCCAGTCGGATTGAGCTATTGGCCGGAAAGCCTGTGCTTCCCCTTGCTTGTATATATAACCAACCCTTATCGTCGACAACCGGAAAACGCATAATGTATGAACCCCATGAAAAATGCTTGATTCGCAACGGTTCAATATATCCCGTTGACCCGTCAGTTGTGTAAAACCTTAATGCATCATATCCGCCAAGCTCTGGATCGTCTTCAAACGAAATATAGCTATTGCTGCATGACAGAGGATCAGCAATCGTACTGGTAAGCAACCTAGCTTTACCGTCGATAACCGTAAATCGGCCAACAATAACATCGTCTTGTTTGAGAACAAATCCGTCAATGGCATTTGCAACAACCTGTAGTTCCAATCCATCTATAATTGTTGTGCTTATAAACCCTTCTTCTGCTGAAATCTTTACGCCTTGATAGGTTATCCCTTGCTTTAGTGAATTTACCGATTCTTCGTAAAATGCTTCACCCTTTCCTATTCTGCTGATGAAATCAATATCATCATCGCTTTTCTGACTAGAAAAATCGTCTGGATCACGTTTAGTAGCTACAATCTCCGCAACTAATTCATTAGCAGTTGTTTTCCTCAGCGTGACTTCTTCAATCAAATAATAGGTTATATCATCAATTCCGTATTTTGGAAGCTTAACTTGCAATTTTGTCGATGGCTGCCAATCTGTTTGAAAGCTATTGAATGATATGCCATCTGGAAGGCCATACTGTTTTAGGGCATTCAATGCGACCGATTCAGCATCGGCTTCGTTTTTAATATTGGTATCTGAAATAACGCTTTCATAGATTCCACTGGAATAACAGGAACCGCCTTCAATTGCCTGCCTTATGGCTATCTGCGCAGTTGATTCTGCAAAACCCTCCTGAGTAAATCCGTCAGAGCTGCTTCTATCTCCAAGAACATATTGCGTATTTCTATAATCTTCCAAGGTTTTATTAACTCTGAAATTATGATAATCATAAAACGATCCAGTACTCATAAGTGAATGAGCTGCGTCTGGAGTTGAAGATTCCTGTACGAAATGCAGTTGTTTCGTGTCGTCAATATACCATTTGAATCCTGATGCTTTTGCCAAGTCGTCGATCTGATCAGACGCAGGCGCAAGCGTCTTTGAATAGCTATCGAAAAATGCGCCATTATCAATGGTTCCAGCCGTTATTTTTTCGTCTGCTATTTCTGTCAGCAATATTTCAACCATGTCTTTAGCATACATGTCCGTGCCGTCAACATAGACTACGCGCTTATCTGTTAGCATTTTATATCCGTCAGAATAAATCGAAGACAGCACCTTAGTGTCTGCGCTATTGCCGGAATCAAACGGCTCAATACCTACCCTTCTGATAACGCCGCCGAAAATAAGATTATCAGAATCATCGTATATTTTTAAATCCTGTCCAGCGCTTGGCAACCATGAACTAGCTGCAGAAAACAGATTGAATGAACAGGACCGGCGCTCCTTGGATATCCTGGTAATATTCAGACTGCCAGCTTCAAGGATGCTTGTTTTATCAACTCCTAAAATTTCTATTTTCACGGTCTTACCCCTGCAAGCTTCCAGTAATTAGTAAGCAGATTGGAAAACTCCCGTGCGTCGCGTTCGTTCATAATTTTCGGGTTATAGATATTTATCACCGGCGCGTTGGATACGTTGGGTTTGACTGCAGCGCCTTGCGGCAGAAATACTTCTTCCGGTCCGCGCTCGCCCACCATGTACCGGCCAGACTGCGGTACATAGTCTGTACCCTCGGCAAAACCGTAAAGTTGCTGCCGCAAGGAATCAGGCATATTGGAAAACGATCCAGATCCAGAATAAGGCGTTCCCGATGTTCTGTAATCAGTCTGGTAAACGGTTGTTACTGTAGATGTTTTATTCTTTAATTCTGTTCTGTTAAATATGCCGATCTTTTCAAGAGCCGTCGAGATCCAATCAACTGCTGAAGAAATAGCTCCCGACACCATTTTTAATTTATCTCCTACGCCACCCAGCGCTTTGGTAAATAATGGTAGAACATTATCAGTAATCCATTGTATTATAGCCACCAACGGCGGCAAAATTATATTGCACAGCTGGAAGAATATGTCCAGAATAGGCTTTACAACCGGAACGATCTGTTCTAACAAATCAATGAACGGCGGCAATAACTGAATAATTATCGGTGTTAATAGCTCGATCAGCGGAACCAGTGCGGAATCAACCAACATCAGGAATATATCTATCAGCGGATCAAGAATAGGCATTAAAGCGTCCAATAATTTTAAAAACACCGGCAGAAGCTTATCAATCAATACTTGAACCACTGGCATAAGTTTCTGAATCAATGGTTCTATGAATCTCATTAATGGCGGCAAAATCACGATAAACTTATCAATCAAGTCTTTTAAAACTGGCAATAGCGGAGTTAGCGCTTTCATAAACAGACTGCCTACTGTAGCCGTTAGTTTATCCATTGTATCCCCGAAATCGTCACCTGCTGTTACCGCTTCGTCGCTGATAACAATTCCCAGATCGTGCGATTCCTGCCGCATGGCCGCAATAGAATCGGCGCCGCCATTAAGCAGCGGCGAAAGTTCTGTGGCAGAGCGTCCTAACAAATCTGCTGCAAGAGCCGTTCTGGTTGTTTGGTCATCCATTCCGG